CAAAATTGTGTAATATGAGATAATTCCCTACCCACATAACTAAAATCCTTTTGTGCTGAATGGTCAAGCATATTCCATGGATCAATAACACAAACATTCACACCCTTTTGAAATACTAATTGCCTAAATTGATCTAAAATGCCTTTTAGTGTAAGGTTTTCTAAATCTATTTTAATCCAATAAAAATGTTCCTCAATAAAGTTTTTAACTTCATTTAGGTCATCAATATCACAATTCTTGCCTTTAAGTTTATCAGCTATTCTTTTTATATGTCCCTCATAAGGGAATGATTCAGGTGAAAACATTGCACATCTAAAATTATGTTTTAATGCTATATTGCAAAGAACTTGGTCAAGAATGTCTGATTTCCCAGAATTGGGTATGCCACTAACAATTGACCATTCCCCAAATTGCATATTAAAGAACTCTTTAGAACCTGGCAACCCAATATCATAATTTTCAATACCATTTTCATTATAGCTTAAAACATTTTGCCAAATATTATCAATATTAATCACACCCTCTAAAGGGAAATCCTTAGCATCTTTTATAATGTTTCTAAGGTATTCACTCCCTTTTTCAATTAAAACCTCATTAGCATCTTTATAATCCCCAAATTCAACATATTTGCACCTATAAGTTCCAAACCTCCTAGCTAGTTCATTTCTAAGTGCCAATCCAGCATCATCATTGTCAGTACATAAAATGATTTCCTTTTTATTTTCAAAATACTCATAACAATTATCTAAATAATCTAATCTTTGATTGCCTTTAGATGCACCATTTGGAACACTTACAACACTATATAATCCTGATTCATGTAAACTTAATGCATCCATTTCACCCTCAACTATATAGCATCTCTCAGTTTCTTTTATGTTGTTTAATCCATAAAATATTAATTCAGCACCACTAACTAGCTTAAAGTTTTTTTCACCATCTCTGTATTTTACATTTACAACTTGATCATCTCGATAATAATTAAAGTTTATACATCTTCTTTTTGCTTGTACTTGTGGCATAAACTCAATAGATTCACCAATTTTATAATGTGCCAATGTGGGTTCAGTAATATTTCTATTTGCAAACCAGCTTATAACTCTTTCATTTAAATTGATATTTGCTTTAGGTGGTAAAGTATATTCAACCTTTGGTTTAAACTTTACATTCCCATTCCAACCACAATGGTGACAATTATATAAACCCTCATCAATGTTTACTGATAAACATAAATCATTTTTGTTTCTACGATTATGTGAACATTTAGGGCATTTGGTTTTTGTATTGCCATGTTGTTGCTTGACAATAATTCCTAAATCTTGCAATTCCTGTTTGTAATTCATAAATATTTTTTAAATATAAAAATAAATTTTATATATCTAGGTCATCAATGTCTAATAATCTTTCTTTTTCTAATACATAAGCCATAACTCTAGTCATTCTTAAATTAGATTTTCTAAATAACATTTTGTTAGTTGCAAAACCCTCAAATCTATATTTAGGATATTTTGAACTAAATAAAGCAAACAATTGACATTCACTTTTTAAATACTCTGGGATCATCAATGGATTATCAGGATTTCTATTGGCTTTAACATCAACTGTCATTCCCCAAATAAATGCATCATAAAAATCAGTTCCTTGTCTTTTAGATGTATTATGTATTTTAAAATCTGGATATAAATTTAATTCTCTGCAAAAAATAAATTCAGCACCAAATCCATGAATGTCTAATTCTAATGAACTATGTTTATTTACAGTACCATATCCATTCCAACCAGTATTGACTTTGTTTTTATGTCTTTGTCTAGCTGATAATTCAACTATTTCTTGTTCATATTTGTCTAGTGTATAAATGTTGCCTTTATTCATTTTTTTTATTTTTTAAAAATTACTAACATACTTGGTCGCATTGCTGGTCCAGTTTTACCATTCATATCTATAAACTTAATTCTGCCTTTTATAAATCTTAATTCAGCTTGTTTATAACAATATTCATGAAACCACCTAGTATCAGTATTAGCAAAAACTAAAAAAACTATTAATTCAGCTTGTCCAAATTCTAATTCATTCTTTGCTTTTTTTAACCAACCAATTACATTTGAATATGGTGGATTTACAAAATTTCTTTTTCCCCATTGTATTTCTAAACCATTCCATTTATTTATATTATGTTGAAATGGACATGGATCAAAATCAAAATTAAATTCTTTATTTAATTCATCATATAATTTTTTTGGTGTTTGCCAATGATCAGTTTTTTTGCTTTGAAACAATTTAATTTGTTGCTTATTCATTTTTTAAATATTTTATAACTTCTAAAATTTCTGTTGGTGATAAAATTTGTGTAAGGTTGTAAGCATTAAGTTTTGTGAGTTTAGTAATTGCACCCAACTTTTCTTTTCCATCAACATCAGTATAAATTTTAAATTCAACTAAATCTTTAATCTTTTTAAATGCCTCTGGTTTATTATCATCTTTATAAATAGCATAAAACCTATCAATCCATTTATCCCCATTCTTATCCACATTTCTTAGCTTAGGTAAACTTAAAAATTGTGATTTCCAAAACTCTTTTTCTCTAATGTGTTTACATATTTTATAAACCTCTCTTAAATCATATTGTTCAATTCTTTGTAGTTGATCTAATATCAATGCCCACCTATCTTTTTGCTTTCTCTCTTTTGGTTGAAACCTCTTATCAAATAGCTTAATAAAGTGTGGCAAAACATCATCTACATTAGTATTACTTATTGTATTATTACTATTAGTATTACTTTGTGGCTGATTTTCTAGGGCAAGGTTTTCTGCCTCTAGCTTTTCTAACTCTAGTTTTTTTGACTTTGCTCTTAGCTTATAGTTATAACCTTTGATTCGACCATTCTCATAAACCCTTTGCCTATCTACATAACCATAGTCAATAAGTTCATTTAGCTTTGCTCTAACAGCTGATTTGTTTTCTTTAAAATGTTGTATCATAAATTCAACTGTAATCTCTTGGTCTGACCTATGGCTAAACATCCAGGCATATAAACCAGTCGCACCTAATGAAATGCCTTTATGCCTAAAAATATAGTTAGGAATAGTGGTAAACCTATCAAACTTGTGTGGTTTAATAATTAAATTGTATTTCATAAAATCTTATAAATCATCAACTAATCCCATAATCCTATCACAAAAAAATCTAAGTTCATGATAAACATTATAAAACTCATCATAAGTCATGGATTTTTCCTCATATAAATGCCATAATAGGTCAATGAGAATATTAAATTCATTCTCAGTTGCCTCGCCAACATAAGTATAATCAATTGTAAAATTTTCCGATGATGTTGTTGTCCATCTAACTTTTTGTGTAGGTTCATGAAAATAAACTGATCTTGTCTTATTAAATTTCATTTTTAAAGTAATTATCAATTATTTCCTTACATTCATCAAAACTATTTGACCAATGCACCTCCCAATTCGCATTTTTAAGTAGGTCTAACCACATTAATTGATTTTTTGTTGGTTTGTTGTACCCAGCTTTTAATTCTATGGCTAAACCCCCTTTAAATTGATTTGGTGTAAATATCATAACATCAGGCACACCTGGTTTAGTGCCAAGAAATTTTAATTTAAATTGCTCAAACTTAGTTCTTTTGCCCTCATTTGGTATGTGAGTAAACAATGCTGATGGATATTGTAAACTTATATATTTCATTACATTGTGTTGTAATATATCCTCTTTGCCTAGATATTTATGATATGGGTTAGCCAATTGCAAATTTTCTTATAAAATTAAAGAAATTTATTCAAAATCAGCCAACCTATCAATTGTATCCTCTAACTCTTTTATTTTAGTGTCCTTTTCACCTACCAATAACAATAGTTTGTTATATTCCCTTACAAGTTGTGTCAAGTTCATTTTTTCTTTGATCTTATTATATGAACTAAACTTGTTCAATAAACCATCTAATTGATCCCTTAAATCTTTATCAGTTTCAACTAAATCATTTACAGTTTTAATTCCATGCATAACTGTTGCATGATTCTTGCCTAATGTATTGCCTATTTTTTGAAAACTATTTTTTGTGAGTTCCCTACATAGTTTGAAATAACAACCTCTAGCAAACACAACCTCAAACCTCCTAGTGGGTTCATCTAATTTTAAGTTAAAATATTTTTCAACTTTGTTTCTTATTTTTCTCATTTGCAAATTAAATAACTACCATCCTCACAAATAAAATCTGAATGATAAAGTTTGACTTCTTTTTTTTCTAAATAATGCTTCCAATCACTAAATGCTTGTTGCCATAGTTTACGACCTAATTCAATAAACTCATCATCTAAAGTATGCACCACAACTGTATATGGATGATTGACTTCACAAGTCACAAATTTAAA